ATTAATATTTATCTACTTAGTCGCGCCCTACCGTTGATCGTTACTACTTAAATAATATAAAATTACTATATTTAAGTAATAAAACATATTAAATTTCTAGATTCTTCCTCGTTAGTACTTAGTCGGGCGCGATCGTAGGTCCCTAGTTATTAAATAATATAAAATTACTATATAACTACTTAAATAATATAAAATTACTATATTTAACTTTTATAGTATCTAAATACACTAAAATTAATATTTATTAGATACTTATTTATTAAATTGATTTTTTTATAACACATTTCTTAAATATATAGATAGTTATTAAAAATATTATTCTTTCTATCTTAATTTTATTTTCATTATATAAAAATTACTCTTTAAAAATAAATCTTCTTTTTATGTACTATGTACTTATAAAAGTAAAAATTACTATATGAATATATTGAATAATATCCTTCTTTTAATTTCACTGAATTATCACTTTCAATATCTTCAGATAAATTTATTTTTTCAAATTGGTTTATTAACCAATCAATATCATTAGAATCATCAGAATTATTATAATCTTCATCACTCAAAATATCATCAAAATCATTATAATCTTCATCATCTTCATCACTCAAAATATCACTTGAAAATATTTCAGGAGAATTTAATTCTTTAACTCCTTTAGAAGGAAGGTCAGTAAATTTTTTCTTAGATTCTGCATCTAATTTCATTTTGTTTTGATAATGAGTTATTATCAAATCAAATAGATTTTTTCCCCCTAATGTTTCTATGAAAAGATGATATCCATTTATATCTGAATTATTTTCATATTTTTGTCTGTTGCTATGACATTTTTTAGTGAAATTATTGAATAACATTACTCCTATATCATTCACTAATTTTTTATTTGAGTAATTTTCCATTTGCTTTACAACAAAATTATATTCAATTTCTTTATTATTATTAAATATAAATTCCTGTCGAAGTCTATTATCTCTATCTAATATACTTTCATCTAATCTTATAATCGTTTCAATTTTGTCATTTTGAATGTTATCCCTACTATCATTATAAATCTTTCTACAAACATCATAATGCGTAAAAGGAATAAATACTGGTATTCTATTATTTTCATCTTCAGGATAGTTTAGTAAGAGATGAGGTCTAGATGATTGTAATTCATCAAACTTATCATTCGTTACATCACCACCAGTTATAAATATATTTTTACTATTGGTAAATGATATTGTTTTCTCCTCATAATCTTTTCCACAATTAGAACACACTCCATCTTTATAAGATCCGTGAGCTTGTAAAATTTCATAACCACAATTTTTATTAATACAATTAAAAAAAGAAACAATCTCACATTTCTGAAAGAATTGACCAATCTCTATATTAAAATTAATTAAATCATTTGCTGAGCTATACTCAACCCTATGAAATCTTGTTATATTTTCATTATCCTGATAATGTAGTCTGTCTATTCTATAATAGACTTCGATCAATAAGTTTTTAATTGTGGTAAAAAAAACTCTACTTGCTGTATCATCATTTTTTTTTAGAATACTTAAGTAAGAAAAACTATCTTCAAAAAAGTCTAAGTAAAAATTAATATCATTTAATGATAAATAATTTAACTCAGGCTTAAAACATCCTAAAGCCCAGAGTATTTCTCCAATTTTTTCATTCTCATAGAAATCATTTAAAAAAGAAATAACTTCATTATTAGGATTTTTGAATGATAATAAATATAATGTCTCTCCAACTGAAAATTGATTTTCTAAATTTTCAAAAAATAAATTTAAATTCCTATCTTCTAGATTTTTTATATTAAATGAAGAATCATTTTTTTTTTCCCTAATCCAATTATTTAATTCAATTTCGTCTTTAATCATTTTTTTGTAAAAATGAAATTCAACTTGTAGCTGTCTACTACTAAGATAGTTTTCTAATGTGAAATGATAGTTTTTTTTTTTTAAATCAAAGTATTTATTATTTATCTTTGATATCATTTTTTTAATAATTGTCTCATGAGTGTTTAGATCTATACTTTTATCTTCGTCGCTAAAATTAAAGTATTCATTAAAATTATCAAAAATAATTTGTTTATTATAGCTTAATTTACAGTTAGAACTAACTAAATGAGGTGTTTTGGTTTTGCTAGACATAGATTGGTTAAACATATCTAGGCTTTGTTTATTTCGCTTTTATTAAGCTATTAGGTTTTGATGTTTTCTTGATAACCTTTCCTTACAAATTCTTGTTTTATTGATTTGTTTTGTTTTGTTTTGATTTTTCGGTTACTTTTATAGCTTAATGTAAAATTTAACCTTTTTATTTTTCAATTTTTTTTAGTTTTATTACAATAACAATTTTTTATATTATAATAAATTATATATTATAATATATATATATGCCTGAATATAATTTTTGTTGTAATTTAACTTCTTATCAAAAAAAATTAGCTCATAAAAATCCTCATACAATACATTTTTTTTGTTACTATGATAATATTGATGATTTAAAAATTAACAGTGAATGTAAAGATGGTTTTAAATATAGAAGACATATTACTAATGATCTTGTAAAATCATTTAATATAAATTATAATTTAATTAAAAATATATATTTTCAAAATACTATTAAATTAAAAATAGATGATAATTTTCCTAAATTAAGTTACCAAGATAGAAGACAAAGACCTACTACAACATTACATGTTGGTCAAATTAAATTATTTGCTACTACATTACAATTTTTAACAAATTATATTCCTAAAAATAAAGAAACTCATATTGTTTATGCTGGATCTGCTAATGGACAAAATATACATCTTTTATCTAAGTTATTTCCTAATATTTATTGGTATCTTATTGATCCAAATCCGTTCTATAAAGAATTATTTAAAAATAAAAAAGTATTATATATAAAAAATGAATATTTTACAAATGAACATGCTCATTTTTTTAAAAATAAACTAAAAAATAAATTTACTGTTTTTATATCTGATATCCGTGTTGCTGATATTGAAGATCTACGTGAAGAAAGAGAAATTAGAGCTGATTGTGATCAAACTAATCAATATAATTGGTGTAAAATTTTTAATGCTGATATTAGTTTTCTTAAATTTAAAATACCACGTTTTAAAAAAAAATATAAATATTTTGATGGTGATTTATTTATTCAACCATTTGGTCCAATAACAACTACTGAATCAAGACTAGTTATAAAAAAAAATCCTACTGATAAAATTTATGATTTGAATGATTATGAAGATAAATTTTATTATCATAATAGAATTTTAAGAGTATGTGATTATAGTAAATTACATAATAATAAATATAAATATTTTTGTAATTGCTATGATTGCTCACTATTCTTTATTATACTACAAGATTTTATAAATAAATTTAATCCTAAATTATCTATGAACACTTTCATTAAAAAAATTTTTAAATATCTACAAAATTATCATAAATTTGAAGAACATTACAAAAATCTTTTAGAAAATATTTCATAATTACATTTAAAAAAATAAAATATAATAAATTTTATTTTTTATAATTCTTATAACATATCATAACCAAAAATTTTGAAATCTTCTTCATACACTTCATTTATTAATTTTATTAATTCTTCTGAAAAATCACTTACTTTAAATTTTTTGTTCTCACCTTTATTTGTATGCTTATTGAATTTAATTTGTAAATTATACTTTTCCATTAATTTATTAAACTCGTACTCTAAATTTTCAAATTTTAATATATTAATATTATAATTTTTATCCAAATATTTATACTGCTCTGTATAATGATCTCCTATTTTTGACCTAAATTTAATTTTATTTATTAAAAATTTATTAAATTTCTCTTTACTATTATTACAATTATATTTTCCAATACCACCCCATTTACAATAATACTCTGATAATATTCTATCATATGGATTTCTTACTACCATAAACCAATCATATTTATTTTTAATTTCTTTACTTTTATTTAAAAAAATACCATGCCACCAACCATACTCTTTATTAAATCTACCCCAATAAACTTTATTTTCATAACCTAAATCCTCAATTGTTGTACCCGCACATTTAGTTATATGTATAAATTTTAATTCTTTCATTATCTTAATTAACATTTAATAAAAAAAAAGGTGTATTTTTTTTTACAAAAAATATTTACTTATATATATATGACTGATTATAATTTTATTTCAACTAATGATAATAAATTTTTCTTAGATCAAACTAAACTTATCAATATTTATTATGAATTTAAAAATAATAAAAACTTAATTAAACCATTAAAAAAAAAATTAAAAAAAATTAATATTAATGACCTATCTAACAATATTATTCAATTTAACATAATTATGGATAAAATTTGGCCTTCATTTAATAAAAATAATCCTAATAAAACTAAAAAATTAATTAAAAAATACTTTAAAACTCATAATAATTTACAAAATAATATTATTTATGAAACTTTAAAAAACTTTAAACAAAATAATAATATTAATCAAAAAGGTGGATATATTATTTTAGATATATTAGGTTTAATCCCTATTATAGGTATCCCTTTTGATATATTATCTACTATATTATCACTGTCTGAAGGTGATTACCTAACTGCTATTATTAGTTTTGGAGCAGTTGTACCTGGATTAGGAACATTCCCTGGTATTGGTAAAATTGGTATTAAGGCTTTTAAAACTTTTTTTAATGTGTCCTCTTTATTTGGTACATTTACATCTTTATTACCTGGTAGTAATGATGATTATGATGATGAAGAATATTATGATGATGATGATGATTATTATGACGATGAAGATTATGATGATTATGATGAAGAACCGAGTGGTATTGTCGGTTTAATTGATCCTTTTGTACCTTCTCCTTTCAAACCATTTTTAGATATTTTAAGATAAAAAACTATATATTTTCTTTTTTTAAATTTACTATAATGTAATTTGCATAACTATTCTTTTCATTTAAAATAAATACACTTTTATATGGATATTTTAAATATTTAAAAATTCCATCATAACCTAAGAAAATATCATCTACTATTATTAAATAGTTTTTTTTTTCACATAAATAACTATCTATTAATTCACTTATTTTTTTCTCTAATTTACAATAATCATCATAATTCATATAATTTATATATTCACTATTACCATATTTTATATAATTAGATTTACTTGATTTTAAATCTAATATATCTTTATCTAAATATTTAGACAAATATATATTATTTTCTAAACTAAAATTAATTATTTTATCTATTTTATTTCCTTTTGTATAATAACTTAATTGATCAATATCTATTTTTTTTTTCACTTCTGACATTATTATATGATTTTTTATTCCTACTTCTGGTTTTACAGGAAATAAAGTTATTAAACTAAATATAAAATTAAATAAACGCATATCATATTAAATATATTTATTTTCTTCTATTTTTATTTTAATAGGTATTTTATTATATGGATGACTATAATAATTATTTATACCTCCTTTACAACAACTTTTATATATTACATGATCACAGCAATATAAATTATTTCCACAATCATCATCTGTTTCACATACAAAAAATAATTTATTATTTAACAAATTATTCTTTTTTAAGTCACCGTATCTTTCTAAATTATTTGTTTTTTTGTTTATGGAAAATATCGTAAATAAATTAAATATAAAACAATTAATTTTCATAATTATACAAACATTTTAAATTTTTATTTAATAATAAATTTAATTACAAAATAAACATTTATAATCATCACTTAATATTATTTTATCAATATTAATAAAACAATTATTGATCTCTATATTTGATACATTTAAAATATCCTTATATTTTAATATATAAATATTATCACTATCATAATTTAAACTTTTTATATTTGTTAATTTACAATATTTATTGTTATCTATTATATCATAATCACTAAAATTTATTTTATATATATTATTCTTGTATTTTATTAAAAAAATTATGTCGTCATATAATATTAACTCGTAAATTCTATACTCTTTTATATTATCTAAATTTATTATACCCATATTACAAATACTATATTAATAAATTTTTTATTCCTAAATTATATAAAAAATCAATTTTAATTTATTTCAAAAATACTATAACTTTACAAAATTATATTTGTAAATATAAATCCTTATAAACTATCTATATCTATCTCATCATCATCATCTAAATTATTAACAATATCATTTAATGATATGTTGAATCTTTCAGCTTTTTCTTCTAATGTGTATCCCCATAATAGATTTTCTAATATCTCTTTTGAAATTGGTAGAACACCATTCTCTCTCAATTTTTCAAAAGTATTACCTTTTTCAATAGATACATTTAACATTCCGAAAATTAGATCAACACCTTTTTCTGAATCAACTAAATCTTCACAAGGATTCTTAAAGTAATATGAAATATCTTCATAATTTTTAGTAAAAATTACATAATGTAATAATTTTCTTACCAAAATTTCATAACTTGGATTATCGAACGTACCTATATCATCTACAATAGATTTCAATGAACATACAATTGAATTTTTTGGAACCAAATTATTCTCATCTATTAATTCAAAAAATTCCCAAAAAACATTAATATCTTTCTCTGATAATTTTGATACCTCTCTCAAAATATGATTAAATGTGTTCTCACTTAATTGACCACACTTAGTTAATGATTTTTCTCCAATCAAATAACTCTTTACATCATTTATCACTTCATCATTACTTTTTCTCTTATAAGAAAACTCTTTCATTGTATCTAAAAATAAAGAACTAATTTCTTTTGAAATATTATCATTATCATCAGTAATATGTAATACAACTTGATTGTTTTCTGATTCATCATTTGAAGTACTTGATTTCATAGATACTTCTTTAGATTCTTTCTCAAATCTTAGATTCCTATCTTTTAACCAATTACTTGTATCTTCTTTAGAACTAGAACTAAATTTCCAACGAGAATTTGTTTCACATTTACTACTTGTTGATTGACTATATATATTATCATTTGTAGAAAATTCATTTTCTGAAGAATTAATATCTTCAATACTTTCTGACTCTTGAGTTATGAAAAAATTTTTTCTTGTAGAAAAATATTCATTATTATTTAAAATAATTGATTTAAAAGATTTTTCATCTCTTAAATCTAAAATATCTTTTATCAAACTAATACTCCTTCTACTATTTATATCAGATTCAGATTCTAAATCAGAGAGACATTTTTCCAATTTTATAAAATTATTTTCAAAATCTCTATTACTTTCAAACATTTTTTCTCCTGTAATTTTTATTAATTTTAAAAAAGTTTCAAGATAATGTTCTGATTCTACCATCTTTTTATCATTTTTTAATTGTAATATCATTTTAACTAGATCATTTACAATTTTAAATGCTATTTTAGAATTTAACATATTTTGTAAATAAAGTTCTCCGATTAATATTATATTATTTAAATAATGTTTCTTCGCTTTAATTCTCATCTCATTTTTATCTTCATCTGAAATTTCTAAATCGTTAATAAAGTTATTTCTCTTATTAATAGTATTTTCAAAATTAGATTGACAGTCATTTAACAATATTCTAGTAAAATCTATTCTTGAAGGAATATCTACATTATCATTATTATTTAATTCTTCTATAATTTTTGAATGTAAATAAACATACATGTAAGAATACCGCTCATTTTCTATCGCTTGTTTATTGATTTCTTTTACTACTTCTTTTAATAAATCCATAGTATAAAAATCTATTCCAATTATTTTTTTAGATAATTTCTTAAAAGTATTTGATGTCATTTTATTTAAAATACTCATTATCTCTGCTATTTTCAATTTATCTGGACTAACTTCAATACCAGTTTTTTTTATTTTACTTAAGTTAGATCTTTTAAGATCACTATTTTTTTTATAATTAAAAATTGATGATACCATCTTTATAATTAATAATAAATTTTTTTTCTTGATAACCTTTAGGTTTATTGTTTTATTGATTTGTTTTGTTTTGTTTTGTTTTATTTTTTGGTTATCTCACTTTCTAACAGAAAATCTTAATATATTTATTTTTCAATTTTTTTATAAATTATTTATTATATAAAAAATTATTAAGAATATATTTTCTTTTCAATTTTATATAAAAATTAATTAAATTTACATAAAATTAAGATAATAACTAAAAATGTACATCTTTACATAAATAACATATTATTCATTATTTATATTCTATACCATAAACAAATTATTAAATGTATTTAATATATAAATTTAATTAAAATTTTTTCTACAACTAGGACAACTTTTAACTCGTTTGAACCAATCAATTAAACAATTTCTATGATAATTTTTACCACAACAATTAATCCTAATAATATTATTATTTGTGTTTTCATAACATATAATACATACTTTATCTTTATCAAATTCTGTTAAATCAGTTGATATACTCAGAATTCTTTTCTCTTCTAAATTCCAATTACTAATATCTTGATTAAATGAAATTGCATTCTCAAATATTTTATCAACATTATAAAGATTAGAAACATCCCAACAATTAATTGGTTGATTAAATGATCTTGCATTTCTAAACATAGAATTCATATTTGTAACATTTGATACATCCCAACAAATAATTGGTTGATTAAATGATATCGCAAAATTAAACATAAAAGACATATTTTCTACTTTTGATGTATCCCATGCTTTATATATAATTCCATTTTCTTTAATAATTTCTTTTGTATTGATATCTTGATTAAAAGACTTAGTTCCATTAAACATACACATCATATTTGTTACATTAGATACATTCCAACTATTAAGAGGTTGATTAAATGATTCAGCTTGACTAAACATAAAACTCATATCCGTTATATTTGAACTTAAAAGCCAATTATTAAGAGGTTGATTAAATGATTTTGCTTTAAAAAACATGCTTCCAATTATTACAACATTAGATATATCCCAATTACTAATATCTTGATTAAATGATTTCGCATCCGCAAACATAGCTGTCATATCTGTTACATTCGAAACATTCCAGTTACTTATAGGTTGATTAAATGATTCTGCTGTACAAAACATTCCACTCATATTTGTTACATTTGATGTATTCCAATTATTAATATTTTGATTAAATGATCTCGCATTAAAAAACATATATCTCGTATCCATTACATTACAAGTGTTCCAATTATTTATTGGTTGATTAAATGACTCTGCATTATAAAACATATCTTTCATATTTGTTACATTTGAAACATCCCATCTAGATATATCCTCATTAAATCTTACTTTATCTTTAAATAAATTACTCATATCAGTTATATTAGATACATCCCAATCACGAATATGTCCATACTCAATAATTTCTTCAAACTTATTATCACACCACAAGTTTACTACATCTTTTATATTATCATTATTTATTGCTTTTAAATTACAATTACTAATATTTTCATCAAATAATCTTTGTGGACTAAAATTTATTAAACCATTTTCAACCATATTTTCTGTATCTGGATTGCAAACAAACCAATTAATAATTGATTTATCTAATGATTCTACTCCTTTTAACATACAAGATATATCGTTTACTTTTGATATATCCCATGCTTTATAAATACTTCCATCATTTTTAATAATTTCTTTTGTACTAATATCTTGATTAAATGATTTAGCTTCATAAAACATACATTTCATATTTGTTACATTAGATAAATTCCAGTTACTTATATCTTGATTAAATGATTCAGCTTTTCTAAACATACTTTCCATATCTGTTACTTTAGAAACATCCCAATTGTCAAGAGGTTGATTAAATGATTTTGTCTTAGAAAACATGAAACACATATTTTTTACATTTGAAACATTCCAATTATTAATATTTTGGTTAAATAATGTTGTATTACCAAACATAGCACCCATATTTGTTACATTTGAAACATCCCAATTACTAATATCTTGATTAAATGACTTTACACTAGAAAACATACCAAACATACTTTTGACATTTGAAACATCCCATGCTATAATTTTACTATTATCTTCTTTGGTAATTTCTTTTGTATTAATATCTTGATTAAATGATTTAGCATGACTAAACATATAATCCATACATTTAACATTCGAAACTATCCAGTTGCCTATTGACTGATTGAAGGATACTGCAGTATTAAACATTGAAGTCATATCTACTACATTTGAAACGTCCCAATTACTGATATCTTGATTAAATGATTTTACACAACTAAACATAGCTCCCATATCTGTTACATTCGAAACATTAAAATTATTAAGAGGTTGATTAAATGATTCTGCCATACAAAACATTCCACTCATATCAATTACATTTGATGTATTCCAATTATTAATATTTTGATTAAATGATCTCGCATTATAAAACATACATCTCATATTTATTACATTACAAGTATTCCAATTAATTATAGATCTATTAAATGATTCTGCATTATTAAACATACTTTCCATATTTATTACATTTGAAACATCCCATTTAGATATATCATCATTAAATTCTTTTTTATTTTTAAATAATTCACTCATATCCGTTACATTTGATACATCCCAATCATTAATATATCCATAATTTTTTATAGCTTCATATTTATTATCACACCATAAATTTATAAATTCTTTTATATTATTATCAGTTAATACCTCCATCTTTATCTTTATTAAAATTATTAAGTTATATATATTATAAATTCTTATAAAAAAAAAAATTCAATTTTTTTCCCTTTATTTAATCTTTTTGACAACATTCCTATTATTATATAATGTGAATTTTAATTCGTCTTTTACTTTTTTTAATACAATATCATTATTTATCTTTTCTAAATAACGTTTAAACTTATGATATATAATTGGATAGTCCTTACCTATATTAATCCATTCCTCATATTTTTGTTCCAATATATCGTGTTTATCATCAAAGATATCATCCACTATCTCATCTCTATTAAATGTATTCCATTTTCTACCATCATAAATCATTATATGTCCACTTTTTAAATTAGATATAAATACATTATGATTTTCAGGCTTCTTTGGATTAAAATGAATTCTCTTAACTAAATGTGGTACACACATATTATTATGATTAAAACACCTTATAAAATCTTTCTCTGTTAAATCACTAATATCTGTTTTATCATAAGCTAATAACTTTATGTTATTTTGTATATTCTGAGTTATTGTTGAATTATTTATACCTGCTTTCTTTATTAACTCGTCTATC